TTACTTTTTGGTCCTGCCATTATCCTTGCCCTCCTCTAGTTTCATTGACTAAAATTTGTAAAGTTTCATTAAATGATTTGTCTAGTTCTTTTGCAGCTTGAGCAAATTGGCGTGGCGAAATCTCTGAGGATTTAAATCCTTTTCGCTCTAAATATTTTTTTGCAGCTCTTATTTCAGCTGCTGCAACTTTTTTTATTTTCGCTCTTGCCATTGCCTATAACTCTGCAAATCCGTGGTCCATAATTACATACAAGTCTGCCGAAAAATGTTGATAACTCGGGTTTTCCTTCTTGCGCATACATCTCTTTTGCCCAAGAACGTGCTAAAATTTTTGCAAAAAAAGTTATTATTTTAGATTTCAACATCGCTTTCGCAACTGGTATTCCCCAGCTTAAATATCCAATCATAACAGCAGGATCTTCTTTCCAAAATTTNTGCCCAGCTCTTTTGATCAGCTTTGTACCATTCTTCAGGTATAAGTTTCTGACGATAAAGTTCAGCGCATATTACTTTTGAATCACCNCTGTCNGCACCACCGTCTTGCATTGATTGGCTGACTAATGAGGCTTGTTGGTCTTTTGGAGCTGATGTTATTTTATCGTATAAATTTTGACTGTCAAGATCATCAGATTCTCTTAAGCCTAATAAATAACTTGTTTGTGTGCTGTCCATNGCACCAACAGGATCTAAATCAGGCTCGCCTTCGCCAATAGGAGCACTGGCTTCTTCAAAACCCTGATCTCCAATTACTTTATAGCTAACATTTCCTTGTTGGTCGGTNACTGTTATATTTGTTCCTTTTGGNCCAAACAATCCAGGAGTTTTTGACATTTTATCAAATGTTTCTTGATTTACATACTGGCCACCTCCAGGAGTTCCAGGAGAGCTTAAAAAGTGCATTCCTCCAGGACCTAGAGTTACTCCAGTAACAGGGGCACCAGACGTTTCGTAAGGAGTTGCTTGATCACCGCCAAGTAATTGCAAAGCACCAAATGCCACTCCAGCTGGTCCCATAATATTGCTCAGTGCACCACTTACAATAGGAGCTATAGCTCGACCAGCTCCAGCAATAGGATTCATTTGCCCAATGTTTTTAACTTCTGAAGCGTAATTGCTGAAAGTTTGTTTTGCAGCATCAACAGGATTCCTAACAATGTTGCCTATTCTATCTGTTATGCTCTGTAAGCTACCAATTTGTCTTTCAGCCACTATTGTCTCCTTTTCTTTTTGCCATAACCAGAGGCATATATAGCACGTGCTTGCTTTTGTGCTTGGGCTTTTGTTGGATAAATCTTACCTGATTTCCCCCAACGCCAGCCACCTTTTACTTTTTTAACAGGCATCACCAAGCTCTGCAAGACCAATAACGTGCTTTTGTTTTTGGTCCTGGATTGTCACAGTTATGCCTAGCTCTAAAATTACTTCGGCGACCTTTCTGATTCTTTTTGATCCTCATGTTTGGGTCGCCGAATGTAACTCTTTTGACTTTGCCTCCGTCCATAACAAAAACAACTGACTTCTTTTTGCCATGACTTGTCTCACCTTTTCTTATACGACGAGGCTTATTCAGTGAAACTTTTTTTCCTTTGTAGGTCGCCATTATTTTTTATGCACTTTTCTGCACTTCAAAACTAGCTTTTAAACTCGCACCTTTGTGTGATTTGTAACCACCTGAAGGATTTTTCATAAGTTTAAATCCTTTTCCAGCTTTCATCCAGTGAAAACCTTTAGGAGCTGAAACTGATTTTCTCATTTTTTCCTCGCTGCTTGTTTAAAGGCTTTGGCTGTTGGCGCACCTTTGCTACCAACTTTGCGTTTCTTTTTAGTCTTGCCAGCACCAAGTCTTTTAAGATGTATATTTCTATACAATCCAGGTTTTTGTTTTTTCAACCTAGCGATTTTCTTTTTCTTGGTGTCTGCCATTACTTTTTCTTCTTAAATCCGTATGAGCCTTTCTTTTTGCGAGTTGCCTTGGCAACTTTGCGTCTGCCCTTCATAGACATTTTCTTTTTAGACTGCTTACCACGAGTCATACCGAGCTGTTCGTCTTTGCGAGCATTGTAACCTTGTTTCTTCCGAGCCATATCAATAGCCTCCTTTCATTGGTCCTAAAAGTTTATCCATCATTCCATGGACATCACCGCTATGAATCTTAACAACTTTCACATCGGCATCTTCTTCTACTTCAGAATAATCGTCTTCTGATTCCATCAAACCTTCCTCTTGAAGATAAGCCTGATGGCACAGTAAAAGAAATCTCTCAAGTTGAGCATCGTCAAGAGGAACTTCATCAGAGTCAAATCCCATCTTAGCTCTAAACATTCCTTTCATATCGATATCGGAAACATCTACATCATCTTCTTCCATTTTCAGCTCCTATAGTTTAATAGATATTTTATCCTTGGTTCTCTTTTAGAACAAAACCAGCAATAGCAAAAATTATTCCTAGCCAGACGAACCACCCAATGCTAGAAAGAACGCCAACTGCTAGGGAAACGCCAGCAGCAGCACCCCAAGTTGACGGTTCTTTTAAACGATCTTTAATCCAATCCATTATCTTCCTCCTCTTAATTTAATGCCAAGATTAATAATAAAATTTGTTAAATCAGTTGNGCTTGACTGACCAGAGCCCATTGTTGGTTGTGTTGGTATATTTGGTTGCATTTGTTGCATTTCCTGATCACTCGTTTGGCCACCACCCATTGGTTGCTGATTCTGTGCCATTAATTGGCTCATAGCTTTCATATAAGAATCAGTTGCTCTTTTATTAAGTGCTGATTCTCTGTCGCTCATTGGACCAGAGCCCATCATATCTGACGCAGTCATTTTCATGCCACGCATAAACTCATCATATGCCATTAAACATCTCCTTCTATAATTTGTGCACTAGCTTTGGCAGCATCTCTTTGGATCTCTGCTTCAGCTTTTGCTTGGTCACGTTGCATTTCGCTTTGTGCTTTTGTTCTTGCTATTTCTACGTCAGCTTGTAGTTTCGCTATTTTTGCATCTACATCAGCTTGTAGTTTAAGCATTTGTGCTTGTAGTTGCTGTTGAGCTTTTGCTTGGTCAATCTGAATGTCAGACTTTGCTTTCGCTTGGTCGGAGGCAATCTCAGCTTGTGTTCTTGCTTGTAGTGCCTGAGCTTCTAATTCAGCTAACTGTCTTGCATAATCTAATGGATTCTGTTGTTGTCCGCCAGCCTCTGCCAATCCAGGAATTGGTTTCATCTGAGGAACTTGTTGGACAACTTCTGCTGCTCGCTCTGCAATTGCATTGTCTACAGATGGTGCAACTTCTTCAAATGAAAACCCAGGATCAGCTAAGTTCGGAAGTGGTGGCATCTCTATGCCCATAGCTTTCTGCATTCGTAAACGATAAAGCAGAGCCACGTGTTCAGCTATGTGGGCAACTAAAACTGGTTGAAGCTGTTGGGCAGCAGGATTGCCTGCTAAGCTCGGATCGCTCATAAACTGTAGATGAACTGCTATGTGGGCTTCATGGTTCTGGTCGTTGAATGCTTTGATTGGCTTACCAAGTAGCACAGACATGTTCTCATCAACAGGATCTAATTGCACAGCTTCTTCTGGTTTAATTAAAACTTCATCTATAGACTGAATCCGAATCGCTTCATACATTCGCTTGTAGGCTTCATGCATATCATGAAGTTCTGGTGCGCTCTGTGCCATCTGTAAAATTGCTTGGGCTTGAGCGATCCTTTGGGTTGAGCTAAAAATATTAGGATCAGAAACTGGGATAACATCAAGACGATCATCAAAATCAGCTCTATAGATAATTGAAGCAGCACCAGCAGCAGCAAAATTCATTTCGTCTGGCAGGTGCAGAGAATCAAGCTCCATCATCAATCGGAATTCTTTAGCTTGAGAATTGTGTAATCGTTTGTGAACTGCGCTAAATATCCTTGAACCTTGCTCTATTAAAGCGATGGTTGTGCCAACTGGCGCATTGTTATTTGCCTCGCCAACATTAAGATCAGCAATAGAAGCAAACCTATTACCAGCATCAACAACAAATCCCAATAACGAAAAAAGAGTTGCGGATGGTTCTTTGAAAGGCAATGGCATGACTGCTTTTTTAACATCGTCAACAGTCGCATCCATATCAACAAACTCTCCAGGAGAAATATCTAACTCCCCTCCAGGAACACGACCTTTAAGTTTAAAACCACCTTGCATGTTTGAGAATGCAGCTGAATCAAGCAAAGCTCTCAAAGCACCTGTGGCAACTTTTCCTAAACCACCAATGATATGGTAAAGACCAAATCCATAGAATCCTAGTCCAGGAAGGAATTTATATTCAACAAACCACTCACGCTTTTCCTGTTTCTCGTCCTCTTCATGCCAGTTTCTTCGGATAGAAACTATGGTTTGGCTCTCTTGGTCAATGGTAATTACATAAGGCAGAGCAACTGCATTTGGGTCTGATGAGTCTGCGTCATCAACTCCGTCAATCATGTAATAAGTGTGCATCTCTAACAAGAAAACTGTTTTGTCGTCTTGCTCGGCACCATAGGGATTAATTCCTTCAATCGTTTCTACAGTTCCTGAGTCGTTAATATCGCCACCACTGTCATAAGCTCCTAGTGGCTCATAATAGCCAGCTTGGACAAAACGATTATAATCATTGCGAGATAATTTAATGATTTGAGTGTAACGTGGTGAGGTTCTCAAGTCTGTGCTGTCAGGAGAGACAACAAAATCTTCTGCCTGAACAAAACGAGCTGTCAACCTATCCATTGATGGGTCATACCAAACTTTCTTAAATGTTTGACCAACCAAAGGCAAATGAAAAAGCATTTTGTCAAGATCTGGGAAGAACTCTGGCATCTCTTCAAGGATCTGATAGTTCATGTAATCTTGTACACGAGTTGCTGGTTCTTCAAGCTCGTCTGTCATCTCGCCAACGACTACAGTGCGAACTGGTCCATCGGCAGGATACAATTCAGAGATCGCACGAGATTGAAATTGAGTTGCAGCTTCAGCAATGATGGGGTGGACAACTTGGCTAAGACCACGCACAGCACGATCCTCGTCATCGTCAACAACATTACCATCCATGGATAAAGTTTTTAGACCTTCTTTGTATCGCTGTTCCCACTCGTCTCGTCCAGCTTTGTCGGTCTCAAAATAATCAATTAGTTCTGATGCTATATTGTTCAGAACATTTTGCGGAAGTTCTTTTGCTATGTTTTCTTCAAAACTGCTTGTTTCTACTTCTTCGTCTAACTCAGCGTCCCCGATTAAAACATCTCCGTCTGGCAACTCCTCAACATTTAAAGTATCAGCAGGAGAGCCATCCGAGAATGGAATAACGGCAGCAGGATCTTTAGCCATACATCACCTTCCTCTGTTTTTGTGGTTCATCTTCTTCCTCCCAATCTTCAGAGTGTGTCAAGAACCATCCTTTTCGCAACCTTAACCAAGCCTGTGTACATGTATCTACTATATCGTCATTTTCTCCAGCTGGAAAGGCTGCACATATACTTATTAAATCTTTAGCCCATTTTTTGTCTGATGGAAACCAAATTCTTCCATCTTCTAATAAAGCTGATGCTGCATGGGCACGAGCTTCCTTGTCTCTATCAGGCATATATTCAAGCACTGGAACACCTGCCATGCGTAAATCTTGTATCAAACTTTGACCACTAGCTTTTTTCTCAATTAACACTGCATCTGGCATATATGCCTCGTAAGCATCTTGTGCCTCACGTCTTAAATCAGGATATGAGATCCTATCATACCAGCAATCAATCACTATCGCATTCCATGCATTGTCACGTTGAAACACTGCCCAAGTAGTTCGGGCTGAATAGCTTGAGCGTTCTTTTTCAGAGTATGCAGTGTCCCAAGACTGTAAAACATAGTCACAATCTGGCAAATCTTTTTTGTCCCATGGTCGCCACCAATCAGACTTTAAAATAGTTCCACCACGAGGCATCGGTCTTTGTTGTAATTGGCCAGCAGCAGCATACTCGCCCAAAGAACGTTCAAGTCTGTTAAGAGTGTCTTCATCAACTCTGTCTGGCCATAAAAGCTCACCTCGTTTGCTTCTAGGATCAACATTACTTGCTGTCCCAGAGGAAATAGATGGGTGGTCTGGCTCGTAACGAGCTGGCAAACATAGATGCTCCCATTCAGAGCCAACGTCATTAGACAGGATGTGCCCTGTTAAGTCTGCTTCATGAACTCTTTGCATAATCAACACAAAAGCTCCTGTTTTAGGATCATTTAAACGAGTTTGCATGGCTTGATCCCACCATTCAAGCACACCTTCACGAACTGTTGAACTTTCTGCTTCCCGAACATTGTGAGGATCGTCTATGACTATTATATCACCACCTTCACCAGTTAATGCGCCATCAACCGAAGTTGCTATCCTGTAACCAGTCTTGTCATTATCAAATCTTTGTTTCTGGTTCTGGTCAGTTGTAAGTTTAAATGTTTCTCCAAAATGTTCTTTATACCAAGGAGAGTCTAACAGTCGGCGACACTTAACAGAGTCACGGATAGAGAGTGAGTTCGCATAAGATGCAAATAGAAATCGTTTATCAGGTTTATGCGTCCATGTCCACGCTGGTAACGCAACAGAGGCTGTTATACTTTTCATATGACGAGGTGGAATGTTTATAATTAGTCGGCGAATGTCGCCATCTACCACTGCCTGTAAATATTCGCAGATAGCATCAATGTGCCAGTTGTCGTAAAAATTACGTCCTGGCTCTATTATCTTCCACGAGTCCAGAATGAACTGCTTCAGAGATCTCTTCATCCTCTCCGCTCGGATCTCCGTCAACGACAGCGTGTTCAAGCACTCGTTCAATTGTAGTGAGGTCATCATTGCTCAATGCACTTATATCTATTATTTTTGTTCGTTCTTCAACTTGTTTGATTTTACTTCAACTGCCTTTAAATCAGGAACNCATTTACCAAGAAGAGTTTTGGCAGCAAGAACTCTTAGTTCAGGATCAGCAGAAATTTTACCAACGTGCTTGACGTTGCCTTCTTCGTCTTGCGCATAGACTGGGAACATTTCGCTACCAGCCATAACAGCAGCGAGGAAGCCAGCTGGGTCTGTTTGTCCCATTATCCAGTTTACTAATGCACGATGGTTCCATTTGTACTGGCTCTTTCTTTTAGGCTTTTGATTCTGTAATGGTTCAACACTACTAAAACGCCCATCAAACTTTACTTCATTAGAAACTTTACCATCCCATTTAAGGTGAGAGTTCTTAGGACCATCATCTATGGGACGCTGTACTTGCACTTTAGGATCAGGTTTTTTGCGTGGACGACCACGTTTATTTTTCGGGTTTTCTGGCATATATTTTTTCCTTCAAACTGCTTTGATTTCCAGTAGCAAACTGTTTTTAAAGTAAACCATAACTTAAAACGAGAAAAAAAGAAAGCCCAAGATTTATCTCGGGCTAGTTTACAGGGAGTAAAAANGTTTATTGCAGGAGGATTTAAATCGTAAATTAAATCCAATTTAAAATCAAGCTGCTTTAGAAAGAACATCTTTTTGTTGCTCTTCCATCCATTCTACTGCTTCCTGAGCTTTTGATGAAGCTGTAAAAATAAACTGCTTATCATTTTTTAATTTTTTCAACCAAGACTTTATATAAGCAATATGGTCATCACGAACCTGATTAGAAATCTCTAATTTAGAGCAAAGGATTGCTGNNCNGATTTCTGCAACCAACTCTTCAGAAGCATAACAGTCCATGTTCCTATCGCATCTTTTTTTATGCATAGTTGCGTGAACATTCTCATGAGCGAGCGTGCTGTAAAAAGTTTCTGTAGCACTGGAAGTTTTAGTTGCTTTGAAATCACCCATCGGAGGCATTTGAATTTTGTCATCAGATGGAGAATAACAAGCACGACCAGAAGCGTAAAAAGTTTCAACACTAACATTTTTGAAAAAACTGTCAGCTTTCTCGATGGCTTCAGCATCACCCAGAGCTTCTTTTGCAGGAGTCTCCCAGCCAGTAACTTGCTCAGAGTTTAAAATAAAATGCCAGATGGGATACATGTAAAACTTTTCCTCACCTGTCTTTTCATCTTCATAAACTTTTTTATTCCAGAAAACTATGCGAGTGGTTTTAGCACCTTTAATATTCGCACCAGCTTTCATCCATTGCTTAGGAGTTCCCCAGTAAGGGGAGGTGTAGCCAGACAGCCCAATCAAAATCTGATTGATGCCTTTGTAGACATGACTGCTCTTAAAATTTCTCGCACCAAAAGTTGGGAAGGGCATTTCAAACTCCCCAACATTTTCAAGACGCTCAATGATTCGGTCAGTAACTTCTTGCTTGATATCAGCCATTATGCGTCTCCCCACTGAATTGAATCTTCCCACTGCATCGGATAATCTTGCATATCTTCATCAGGAGAAACTTCAAGTCCAGCCTCTAACCATTTAACCTCTCTTCGGTGGCTGATGAAAGCATCTCTTGAAGTCCAACCTTCTTGATCTAACCATCTGTCATACTGAAAACTTGCATCTGATTTTGTGCAACCAGTTTCTCTCGCATAATCAGCAACCCACTCTTTTTCATAATCTTTGCGTTGCTTGTCAGTCAAATCATTCCAGTAAGTATCTTCTGCTGAAGTCTCAACTACTTCCTCATCATCATCAACTGGGTCAGGATCAGTTGAAAGTAATTCAAGAGCGACTCTTATTACTTCATCGCAAAGATCCTCAAGGCTATCACCTTTAAGAGTCTTTTCAACTTCACCAACTTTCACTGTAGCCACTGGACCTTCAAATGGGAAGTTTGTCACAACTGCAACTTCAAACCCACGATCAATTCCATCTTCACCAAAAGTCACGTTCCATGCTGGGAGAGCCAAAACTGCTTCTTCGACCATCCATCTAGGAGTTCTCTTATCCCAATTGTCTTTATTCAACCAGAATCTTGGGTCGCTTAATCCAGCTCTTAAAGTCTCATTTCTTAATGTCATTTTCTTTCCTTTCTCAGTTTCGTTGGGGAACCAATCCCTCAACTTTTTTATTATCTCTTATATAAGCGTGAAAGTAAACAAAAAAATTGCTCGCTAAGTCTTTGTAATTAAACAATTCTTGAAAAAAGTTTCCAGAGTCTGGCTTCGGATTCCACTATTTTTTGAGTTTGGCATCGCCTTCAAACACGCAGAAAACCAACGGAAAATAACAGAACGATGCCAGTATCCAGTCTTTTCACGTTTTTTCATGTTTATTTTTTCTTCAAAATATTCTCTCTATAAGACTCTATATATATCCAAGAACGTCCCCCAGAAAATGTTCATGGTCGGCATCTCTGGATCTTTGGTTACGTTGTTGTTCTAGAAACTAAAGTTTGGCATCGCAATTTTTTTCTTTTCTTTTCTGAATTTATGGCGCATAGTATAATCCTTGCTGAGAAAGGACACAACATGCAAACTTTTTTACCATTGCCCAGCATGGGCAGATCTGTTAAATGTTTAGACAATAAGCGTCTAGGCAAACAACGTGTAGAAGCCTATCAGATACTAAAGGCTCTGAATGGTGACTATGATAAAACAGGAGCTTGGGTAAATCATCCTGCAACTAAGATGTGGCGTGGTTTCGAGAGTGCCTTGGAATTTTACAAAGACCTTTGCATTGAGGAGTGGGTTGCTCGTGGCTTTAAAAATACGATGCAACTAACTACAAAGCCAGTCCATGTATGGAAACTTCCACCATGGTTCGGCGATGAAGAGATCCATGCCAGTCATCGTAGCAATCTATTGCGCAAGGATCCAGAGTTCTACTCTCAATACGATTGGTCAGAACCCGATGACTTAAATTATGTTTGGCCAGTGTCATGACAGTTTATATAGTACAACGACCAATGGAGAATAAATTCGGTTGGACACCTGATTTAACAGATGCCAGCCGTTATGGTGACATGGAGGTTGTTTTTGAGGCGAGCGACAAACCTCAATTTCTTCCAGGACCATCTCTCCACAAGGCGAGGAAAGCAATGAAAGATTTTGGTCCAGAGGATTATTTGCTCTGGGCTGGAGGAGGAGATCCAGTTGCAGTTATGATTTGTTCTATGGTTGCAGCTGAGAGATCCAAAATAGTTCGTTTCCTACGTTGGGAGCGGAATCGTGAAGAAGGTGTGCGTGATAGGCGAAAAGGATGGTACATGCCTGTCGCACTGGAATTAGAAAGGACAACAATTGACTAAAATTAATCTGCTTGAGGATGTAGCACCTGCATCCAATGAAATAGGTGCATTAACCGATGCGATTGACCGAGTACAGAAACTTGAAAAACAAATTGAGTCTCTGAGGGAAGAAGCAAAGGGAAAAGAGCAGACGCTAAGAAAGTTGACAGAACAAGAGATCCCTGATTTGATGACGGAACTCAACGTGAAAAATTTTACTTTGACCGATGGGTCTAAAGTAGGATTAGTTGACATAGTCTCTGCGTCTATACCATCAGCAGGTTCAATAGAACGTGCGAGTGGTGATTCCAAAGAAGAGCTATATGAAAGGCAACAGGCATGTTTTGATTGGCTACGCAAAAATGGCGGTGGCGAATTAATCAAGTCCAATGTCGAAGTTCAATTTGGAAAAGGCGAAGACAAATCGTGCACAAACTTTAAAAAAGAGTTGCGTGACCGACAAGTTTTCTATCGAGAGTCTACAGGTGTTCATCCCCAGACGTTAAAGGCTTTTATTTCAGAGCAATTATCCCATGGGAAAAATATACCTGAAGATATTTTTAAACTTTATCTTGGGCAAAAAGTCCAAATTAGGAGATCATAATGGCTAGTAAAAATGTAGCTAAGAA